GAGTTATCAAAGACTACTTCATAGATTCCAATGGCTTCTTTTTCAGCAGCTGACCATAAGTTAAATATATTTTGTGGATATTGAACATCTCCAATGGTAATCCCACGCTTACCACTTATTGTTTTTGTTATCGATCCGTCTGTTACTAGTGCATACATAATATTATTAACTTAGCGTTAATGCTAAATTTCTCCCTACTTCTAACCATTTACTTCCATTGTACCTGAACGTAAACATATCCCCCTTAGCGGCAGTTGTTGTAGCCGTTGGGGCTGTATCCGAAGCAAATTCGAATACTCCATTCCATGCAATCGTTCTTGATCCAGTTCCGTCTTGAATACAAACAATAGAAATATATTGTCCTGTTGTTGGATTTGTTGGTATATCAAAGGTTACATTAGCTGTTAAAGTTACTTTTGCAACTGGAGATGCTCTTACATCCCAGTCTTGAGTAGCGTCAAATGTTAATGTATCTTCTTCTAAATATACACCACCTGTTATTTTTGTTAAATTATTTGAATCTGCTGATAATACTTTTGATGCAGCACTTGTACCAAGAGTTGCAAGATCACTGTAGTTTATTTCTGCTGCTGTAGCTGTTACGTTAGTTCCAGCAAGTGAAAAAGTTCCACTGATGTCACAAGTGCCATTAATATCTATTGCAGTCGCTGTTAAATCTATTTCACCGCCACCTGCAATACTTAATGTAGATCCATCAGAAGAAATATGTTCACCACCAGCTGCATCGTATAGATATAATTTAGCTGCACCTCCTAAGACTAAATCATCTGTTGATGTGTCCCATAACATAAAAGCACTTGCTGTATCTCCAAAAAACTTTATATCGTATCCCTGATCATCTGCACCAACTGTAAGTGTTGCATCTAATTGAACTGCACCATCAATATCAACAGCATCTAAATTTGTTGTTCCGTCTATATCTGCATTTCCAGATATATCTAAAGTAGTTGCATCTAATTCTCCTGCAACTGTTAATACACCATCTGCAAGTGTCATTAGATCCGTATCACTTGTATGTCCAATTGTAGCACCGTTAGTAATAACATTATCAACTGTTAAAGTTGTAAGTGTACCTAAACTTGTTACATTTGCTTGTGCTGCTGTAGATAAAGTACCTACAAAAGCAGTCGATGTAATTGAAGTTGCTCCTGTAACTACTCCTGCATCTACACTAATTGTACCATCTAATAAAATTGCTGAACCAGCAGCAGGTTCAATATTTATTGCTGCTCCTGAATCTAAAGTTAATACACCTGCTGAATCAATGTCTACTGTACCATCTGCTGTTATTTGAATATTAGCTGCTGCCGCTGCTGCATCCGTTGTTACTATACTTAATGTTCCATTCGTTCCTGCCGTAAATACTGCTGTATCACTAGTTGAACCAGTCATAGTTACAACTTTACCATTTACGGCAACATCATCTACCGTAAGGGCTGTTAAAGTTCCTAATGAAGTTACACTTGTTTGTGCCGCTGTTGATAAAGTTCCTGCTAGTTCTCCAGAAGAACCATAAATAACTGCTTTACTATTAACAACACTATTTGCCGAAGCTGTATCTAATAAATTTAATTCTGCTGCTGTTGAAGAAACAGCTGTACTTCCTAAAGTAAGTTGTCCGTCAGGTACAATTAAACCTGCTCCACCATTAAATATTAAATCATCTGCTGATGTGTCCCAAGTAACGTTTGCACTTGCTGTATCCCCGTAAAGTATAACATCGTATCCTTGATCATTTGCACCGATAGTTAATGTTGCATCTAATTGTACAGCACCATCAATATCAACAGCGTCTAAATTTGTTGTTCCATCTATATCTGCATTTCCACTAATATCTAAAGTTGCAGCATCTAGCTCACCTGATAAAGTAATGTTAGTAGCACCAGTAATAGCACCATCCATAGCAACTGCACCATTAATATCTATTGTAGTTGCATTAATTTCTATTTCAGTATCTGATACTAAATCTAAAACACCATCTGCTGATTGATGTATATATGTTCCTGTATCACCAAATAATAATTTATTTGTTGAGTTTAAAGTTAACCCTGTGCCATCTGTGTGAGTTAAAGTTGTATCTGAATCTGCACCAAAACTTAATATAGCAGAATCACTTAATAATTTAAGGTCATCACCAATCACAGCATCTGCAGCTACTGAAAGACCACCATCTGTTTGTAGTGAACCATCAGTTGTTGAAGTTGCAGCAGTAGTATCATCTGTTTTTACAATACCACTAGCTGTAACTGTTGTAGCAGTTAATGCTTGTGCAGCAATTGTGCTACCAGATTGCGCTGTAAAAGTATTTGCAGTAAATTGAAAATCATCAGCTCCTGCAATTTTAATATCTATTTGATCATCTGTATCTGCTGTAATACTTGTATCAGCATCAGCATCTAAAATAAATTCATTACCATCTAAGTCATGTGCTCCAGTTGATGAAATACCTGTATCAACCATATTCGGATCAGTTGAGTCATCTGCAGTTGCATAAACAATTTTAGTTCCTTTATCAGTGGCCGCAAAAGCAACAGTGCTTCCTGATCCAGAAACATATTTAAATGTAAGCGTATATGCACCTGCTGTGCCATTCAACAGAATATACATCTGTTGAACATCTAAAGGAATTGTTACTGTAGCATTTGCACTAAGTGTGCCTGTAAATTTTATAACTCTATGTGAAAGAGTTGCACCTGTAGATCCATCAGAAACAGACAATGTAGTAGTTGTTGTTACAGCTTGTTCAACATATCCACCAACCATCTGTTCGATGATTTGTAAATTGGTATTGGTAGTTGTCCCCCATGTACCAGCGTTCTCGCCAGTTGTCATTAGTTCTGTACCAAGACCTGTATAACTTGATGCCATATTCCTCCTATGCGCTTCCTACAAATACTTCTACATCAACAGAATCAGTATTTGCAGTTGCTGTGATATCGACTAAATCATTTAATGATACTGTAATTGCAGAACCAGCTGCATGCATAGTATCTTTAACTCCACCACTATTATCACCTGGATAAATAAACGAGTGACCTGCATCTACCTTCATACAAAACTCTGTACTGTCTTCATCTCTAAATGTTAATGTAAGATGATTCGTTGAATCTAAATTTGTAATTCTAATGTATCTAACATCGTCTTCGTCGAATTGACCTGCTAGATAACTTTTTGATAAATCTGTTGAAGAAGCTGTAGCAAAACCTAACAACCCAGTTTCAGTAGTTGAAATGGTTACTATTCTTTTAACAATTTCATTAACACTTGAAATATCCAAAGATCTTTCGCTATTGTAACTATTATTGTTAAGTGTGATTTCTTCTATTACTTTAGTTGTTAGTGTTGCCATTATACTTTTCCACCTCTATTAAATCTTTTTTTAGGTTTAATTACAGGCCTGTCCCACTCTGCAGGACTCTTTCCTCTAGATTTAAAAGCGTTAGCAATTTTAAAAATCATTTTTGATGCCTTATTTCTTAATTGAGTATGATATTTATTAGCCATTGTTTCTCCTTACGGTGACGGAACGTTGACAGCTATACGTGGTTCACCATCTGTATAGTCGTCTCTTCTTCGTCTCCCTATTTGTTCTCCACCAAACTTCTGTACTTCAGTTTGATATTTTTGTTCATATAATTGTAGCATATCCATCGGGCCTTTTAAATAGCTAAATGCTTCGACCAGGCATGCATATAAAAGTCCATTTCCAAAATTCGTGCTGATATAAGTTGTAGTATTTGCTGAACTCAATCCTAGGGGTCTAGCATTATAATGCAATTTATACATAAAAGCCGAACTTGGAGTAGGAACAATTGTTATTCTACCTGATGAAGTTGCACCGATTCCAGTAGCTCCACCATCAGACATAGCGTAATATTTAGGTGTTCCAGTAGTAGTTTCTGCCGCATCGTATTCTCTTAAAAAACTGATATCTTTCTTTTCTAGCCAGCTATTAGCACCAGTTGCAGCTGTTGTTGATGTGTAAACTTGTAATCCTCTAACAAATAAAGTGCCTGCAGGAACATGGACATTGTCTTTTGAAGCTACTAAATTATTAACAATTTCTCTTCTATCAGCATCAATTGGAGCATCTCTAAAAATTCTTAATTCTGAATTATCTAT